GGCTCGCCTGTAACTGGATCGTCATACACTCCCTGATCAATCGCATGGAGAACTTCCCGTTCTTCGGGGGGGTAGCTTTTAGGCACGCGGCCTACGTCGGCAGCTACATCTGCATCAGTAACTGGGGGAATGTCGAACTTAACAGGAGGTCGGGGTTGATAGGGAGTACCCTTGATGGCGGCTTGCAGGACCTGCTTGAGGTCTTGTATGTCTTCAGACGTAACCTTCAGTGCATTCCACACGGCACGGGGCGCGTTTGCGATGCCGTCGAGAATGCTGAACAGGGGGCTGTCCGGGGAGAGTTCAGGAAGGATGCCTGCTGATGGATCTCCCTCGGTGGTAGTCCTAAGCAGATACTTGGCTGGATCTTTCCCAAAGCGACCCAACGCCTTGACCAGCGTTGTGAGTTCCGCTGCGCCAATACCAAAGTCTGCGGCTTCCATTGGGTCCAAGGCCATCTGAAGTACAAACTTCTGGGTCGCGGTTAGGTTCTCTGATTGCTGGATCGCATCTTGAGCCGCAACGTGTGTCAACTGCTGCTCCGCAGGCACGCCTTGGGTAGCGAGATGTGCCCGACGAGAAGCTGCCTGTGCCCCAAACAACCGCTGGCCCTCTGTCGTCGGCATCCCGTACTCATCGACTAACCCCTCTAGGCGGAATCGTGCCATCTGTTGCTGCATCGGGCTCATGTCGGTTGCCAACTCGGTCAGTTCCCCCTCGTCCCCTCGGATCTGCGCTCTGGTCGGATACAGCATGAAGTCGCTGACTTGTTGTTCTTGTGGCGTCGAGGCGCGGATAACCGGAGGAGCAGGCCTCTCTTCTTCTTCCATCCACGCAGTAACCTCGTCTACATCAGCTTGGCTTGGCTGTTCCCATGGGCGACTGAAAAGCTCCTGCTCGGTCAGCACGGGGGTCCCATATGGGTTATTGATGCTCTGTTTGTTTGCATCAGGGTCCGCTTTGAGTATGCCGATCTTACGCAAATGCTCGGTACGTTCCTGTTCGGTCATTCTTGCCCCTTCTGGCTCTCTTGCTCCGCCATGAATCTACGCCATGTTTGTGCATCCCGCGCCATCTGGGCATCGCGTTCTGGATCTGGATGCTCCACAACCTCCACGACATTTCCCTCCGAGTCGTATACTTCCGCAGCAAAGTCCCGGAAGGGAGGGGCCGTCGCAAATGGGTTGGGTGTGCCGCCCTCTGGGGGAGGCCCGTCAGCACCGTGCCTTTGTCGCCATTGCTCAATCGGAGGGAGTGTCTCCTGTGGCATAGCTGCTTGTACCGCACGCTGTCTAGCCTGCCCATAAAACTCAGGACCGACAAGACGAGCCAATCCCTGCTGCTCATCGGGGGTGAGGGGCGACCCCTTCAGGTCACGCTCAAGTTCCTGTAGAAGTTGATGCTTTACAGCTTTTTGCGCGGCAAGTTCGGCGAAGTTTTGAACAGGCTCCATGGGCTCTGCTTCAGCGATAAACTGCATCAGTCCGCGCCCTTCATGGACATCATCAGTATCATAGAATTCATCGGGGGGCGTCCACGTTCCATCTTCTGCCATCATGTCCGCGATGACATCTCTCGGGGAGCGGTCCCCGAAAGGATCTCCCGCCTCGGGGACGTTCATCTGGTTGAAGTAACTATAGACTTGTCTTTCTGCATCGAGATCCCAACCGGGAGGGTATGCCTCGGGATTATCCGCGATGAACTGCGCCACATCAGTTGCGTTAGCAATAAATACCTCACCGTCTGGGCCGATAAACGGTTCAGTAGCCTGACTCGGACTTGCGGTGGCCCCTGTATTGTCCTCCCCACTTAGATGCAGGGCTCTCCACTCTTCCAGCCTAGCTTGCGTGTCAGTAGGGGTAGTAGAGGTAGTAGGGGTAGTAGAGGTAGTAGTATCCGCCATCGCTACTTCTTCCTCTTTCTTCCGACTTCGATACCTTTCATGTAGCCGTCGAGGTGGGCTTTTGCCTTTTTTTGCTGCTCAAGTTCACGCTGGCGTGCCTTCACACGTTCTCCCGCCTCGGCGGTCTTCTGGATGTAGTCATCAGCCATTCTTTGCCTCCACCATTACTGGTTCACGCTCGTCCACTAACTCGTTTGCGTCGAAGTAGTCCCCACGCAATTTCTTCGTCTCACGCTTCACCTGTACAAGGGCTGTCACGATGTCTGTGTACGCATCCTGCGGGCTGCCTGACACCGAGTTCTTTGCCGCGATGATCGTGAAGTTGAGTTCATGCCATGCCCGGAGTTCCATCGCGATGATTGGGGTGATCCGTCCCTCCATCAGGGCTGCCATGATCTTACACCCGAAACTTACGAGGTCATCGTACTCTTTGATGGGGTGCTCGGTGATGAAGTGGGCAATCTCCTTCCTTTTCTCCTTAGGGACCATCATCAGCCATGCTGCGTAGTCGCCGCCGGGGGATGCGGGAGATCGAGGAGCGGAGTTACGGTTTGTGCGCTTCTTATTCGACATCCAGAGCCTCGCGTGTTCGGTAAAGGCGGCAACTCTTGACGAGTCGAGGCCTCTTAGGGGACTGATAAACTAGATAAGCCAAATATGCAGAAGATTCAACCATAAGCCGCGCATCAGTGTCCGAAAGCCGGAACGGATTCTTGTAAAGTAGCCTCAGAACCTCGGTTCTCTTGGTTAATCCGTACTTATGCCAGCCCGTAAACCACAAGGCCTGCTGAAAGTCCGTTGCGGTGGCCCAGAGTAGGTACTGTGGAAGCTGATTCAAGACAGATAGGCTGTCATGCATGGCATGTACCACGGAACTCTCGGACATATGGTAGGCCTTGGCGATTTCCTCGACTGTGAACCCCATGCAGTACATCAAGACCACGAAGAAGTTCGTAAAGTCCCGTATATTCGTCACATACCGCTGATGCATATCGACGTTGGCGATCTCGTAGGGAGAGGGGATCATACGGTGCCTAAAAGCCGCATATACCCCCTCGGGCCACTTCTTTGGGGAGACAAGGCAGCGGTCAGATAGTATCCAATCGTATAGTAGGGGGGTTTCGCGGAACCACGCCTGTAGCCGCTTCTGTGGGCCCCGAGATAGGGCAGGCATCCAGTCAAACCTCTTCTTCCGTGCCTTACAAACTGTTCCAAGGAATTCAGACCACGAAAAGTCGTAGGGGACGTGTGTACTGTAGATAGACCGAAGAGCAAGGGCGTGCGGACAAAGTTCCTTGTCCTTCATCCGCACCTGTAGCCGCCGCCTAGGCATCTGCTACGCTCATCCCCATGAACGGGGCTCGGGGCATCACAGAACGTCCTCTTAGGCCGATACCAATCCACACACGGATAGGTTTCCCATCCACCTTCGCGACTTTTGTCTGGAAGTTCCTCTCCTTGAGTTGCCGGTTGAACAATCTGTAGTTCTGGGGCCGCTGCCTCAATGCCTCACACCAGTCGGCGTAGCAGATGTAGAGTTCCTTCTGTGTCACCCTATGTCGGTCCCCGAGGAGGCAGTGCTCGTCCATGAACTCTGCCAAGACATCCATCTCCTCGCGGTATGCGTCCGTAGCCATCGTCACCTTCTCGGGAGGTTGCAAGCCGTGCTGTTGCCACTCCAGACATCCCGCAACCAAGCGATTCAGAATGCCCGGTGCTTCTTTCTTCAGCTTATCAAGGAGGAAGGGGTCTTTCTTGCTATCAGGCACTCTCTTGTTCCACGGAATGCGGATGACGCGCCGCCAGATACCCTCATCGTTGCCCTTGATGATGGGACGATGGTTTGCTGCAATGCAGAGCTTGTGTGTAGGCATGAACTGGTAGAAGTCCTGCCTCATCCGACGAGCCCTCACCGGATCACTCCCCGTCAACTGCTTAATCAGCGACTCTGCAAAAGGCTTGCCCTTCTCGACCTCGGCATTGGCAACGAACCTTGTTCCTTCCAAGTCAGCCACCTCTGTAGGATGTGACTCCCCTTGCTTGGCGAGCAACAGACCCGGGGCACCTTGGATAGCGTAGTCACCCAGCACATGCATCAACATCAGGAGCGCGGTCGTCTTGCCATTGCAGCCTGTGCCCTCCATGAACAGCATCACCTGCTCGGTCGTCAGTCCGGTGAGGCAGTATCCGAAAAACCTATGTAGAAACTCGACTACCTCTTGGTCCCCTTCCATTGCGTAATCGATGAAGGCGTCCCACCGGGGGCATTGTGCATCTTTGTCCCACCCCACCGGGCTCGTTTTTGTCAGCAAGTCTGTGCGGTCGTGAGGCTGCAACTCTCCGGTTTGAAGGTTGAGAGTTCCATTGGTGACATTGAACAACCAAGGGTCTGCATCTAGACGGGAGGATTCCACGGTCATCTCAATCTCTGTTGACGCCAAGCTGACCATGGCGTTAATGGCGCGCGAACTTTCGCTACGCATTGCATGGCGACGAATATCAACCTGCCTATTGGGGTCACTTTCAGCTTCTGCTTCCGCGAATATCAAACCCACAGCGGTCTTTGCTCGACGGTAGACCCCGCCATCCGTGTCTCGTCTCCACTTCACCTCATCGTAGGTGTACCAGTCGCCGTGCGTCGGGCAGAATAGGAGGTCCACCTGAGAAAGCCTAACCAACCTTTTAGCGTTACCCAGATCTGTAAGATTCGGGGCTCCCATAGTAGAAGCCGTGGAGGGCAACACAGGTCCGCGAGCACCAGAGCCTGTCCCGCCAGACCCCAGCTTCTCACCTGCCTTGTCTTGCAGGTTTTTCCACCCGAGACTCTTGCCCTTATCGTCCTTCTCGTTTCCCTTACAGTTTTCGTGAAGGCAACCGGCTGCGATGGCCCCATTGTTGAACTGTACGACGTAGGCACTCCGGTCAGTGTGGTCAGCGTCCCAAGGACAGACGGGGAAAATCCACCTACGGCCCTTACCCTTCCAATTCTCAGGCTCCCCTAGCGAAGGGAAATGTTTTGTTACCCAGTTGTCTAAGGCTCCTACCGTCATCCCTCCCGAAGGCTGGCCTACGTTAGTATTAGGCACCAAACGGGCTAGGCCCTGTAGCTGCTGCGCTGAAACTGGTACGACTTCTTCTGGAGACTTGGCTAACCGTGCCACCCGCCATGGCCTTTCGTCCGAATGTTCTCCCTTACGGGCAATGCTGCCATACACCTTCCAGATGCGAGAGGGGTTGTAGACGGCTTGATCGATCTTAGCCCCCTCTGTGTTGAACAGGAAGGACAAGGCATCCAGTACTAGCCGGATAACCTCGGAACTTGCACCCTCTACCCGGTACATCAGGTGGTATCCGTTCCCAGAGTCCCCGATGATAGGCTCAGGCCACCCAAAGTCCGAGAGATAGGCGCGTGTATCGGCTAATACCGCAGCCGCCTCTATCTTCTCCCCCCTATTTGCGGATAAACCAGCCTTTCTCTCGGGGTCTACGTCGATAAGGAGCCAGTCGATACTCTCGATGTCCGTATCTTTGGTCAGACTGCCTCTTTGGGCCAAACTTACTTTGTTAGTTACCCGGAGAGTGTCCGTTGTGCGGACAGGATTGGGTGTGAAGTACACTCCCTTGGCTCCTGCGTTGGATAATCGGGCCGCCGCCTCTGCAAATGCACTCAAATCCGTGAAATGTCCCGAGAAGGTCCGTTTAATCCCGTCTTTGCTGGGTACTTGCAGGGCTCTAAGCTCGACTACTTGGTCAGGGACAACAATCTTCCGTACTGCCGCTTCGATAGCGACAGAATCTGCTTTCAATTCCATAGGGGCTCCTAAAAGAGGTCGAGTTGACGCCAGCTATCATCATCCAAATTGTCTAACACAGAACTATCCAAGTAACGCTGCAAGGCAGTGGGGGGGATCCTCTTCTGACCCCCCACGGTGTAGGCCCTTAACTGACCTGCCTTGATGAGTCGCTGAATTGTGCGCTCACTCACCTGCAAGAGCGATGCTACTTGCTTGATTGAATACATAACCTCTCCGATCGTAATCATCTGTCCTCCCTGTGACGACAAGTGGTAACACGAACTGTCACGGGGTGTCAAGCCCGACGTTGCTGCTGCGGTTACAAAAGTTACAATCCGTTTGTAACCACCATAGTCCAGCTTGAACCCTGCATATCTCTGGAAGGTTACAAAGGTTACAACTTTTCCCCTATTATAAGCTCTAGAGCGTTGAAAAGGCCATGTAGTGTTTCTTGTATTAGTAGTTAGAAATACAAGAGCTATATATGCAATAACTTGTAACCTTGTAACTTTAGCTATAAAAACTCTTCATAACTACGGTTCCCCCTGCGTTATCGTTGGTTACAACTTTTCGGCCAAACTTGTAACCGTTTGTAACCGTTTGTAACCCGCCTCGCGCTCGCCCTCCCACGGCTGCCCCAAGGGCTGATAAGCTCCCTTTTAACTGGTGAATAAGAACGTGGCCAAAAATTGACGTCGTGTTGAGTGGGTCCCCCCTCCGGGAACCGTCGGCCCGCCCTAAAGGGGGGATGCCCTCGCGGGACCAAAAAAAAGGCCCCACCGGAGAGCGGCTCCGGCAGGGCATCTGCATTGCTTTTGCTTATTCAGTTAGACAATAGTGCAATGCATAAGCAGATGATGAACAGCAAGGGGATACCCAACAGCACCAACAGCAACAGCACCCTATCGCCTCAACCGGCTGGAGGTCTTGGGTGCAGTGTAGCGGGTCAGGTCTTCTGCACTGTACCAGCAATCCGAGTAGGCCTTGGGCTGCTTGCCTGTCGCCTTCGGTGCCAGCAGACAGACGACCCTATCGTCCTCCTCGATTTCAATGCTCCGAATGTACAAGCCATCCATGCTCAAGCCTTGGTCAGCATCCACGACCTTGGAGACGTTCACACGGTCCCCGACAGCAGCCGTCCATGCCTGCACCGCAGCAGCAGTGCCCCGGTCCGTCCTAGAGGGCTTCACGGCCTTCTTAGGAGCATTCAGGTCCTGCAATGCCGACCCTGCATCAGCAGCAGCATCGCGGATAGCCTCAAGCCGGTGCAATGCTACATCGACGTCGCAATCGGTCAGCCACTGCACAATGCGCAACGGTGCAATGCGACCGTAGCTCGACGACAACCGACCACGACTATCAGCCGTCGAAAGTTCAAGTCGAAGCGTGCTTTTCCCGGTTTCCGTGTTCAGTGTTTGCATATACTCAAATGCTGCAACAAGGTCCCCGTTCTCATCCACGATATCGGCGGTTGCAAGGGCATTGTCGGTGTATTCCATGTTGCTTTTCTTTGCTTTACTCATTGTTTCACTTCCTATTGCTGTCGTGCTGTGCTGAATTGCCCACCGACACAACCCCTTAACCGTCTACATATGGACGTCAAGAAATCCGCTGTAGACCAGCATAAACAGCGGGTTTGTGTGCATCACCCAGAACCCGTGCAACCCCACCGTAGGGGTGGCCGTCAATAGCCTGCTACTATTCAGTTGCATTGTACATGCAGTGCCCATGCATTGCCCATGCAGGTGCAGGCGTGCGGGCGCGAGCATAGAAAAAGCCGCCATGCAACCTGAATCGCATGGCGGCTATCGCTTGGCTATCGCTTGGCTACAGTGAGGCTAAGAGCACCCATGCTTGGCATACAAGCCACACGGCGAACATGCTACACATCATCAGCCACAGCACCAATGCATTATTCTTCTGCATTGTTGTCCCCCAGCAGGCCCATGAGGCGGTCAGTATACTCGGGACCGAACTGTGCATGGCACAAGGCCAGCAGCAGCACCTGTTGACGCTTGCACTGGAGCCGAATCTCCTCGACCACTGCACACTGCACGAGGTGACCAACCTTGTCTAGTGCCTCCACATAGGCTGTGTGCTGTGCATTGAGGCTGGCACACAGGTTCGACACAATGCTTTGCGCCTCGTTGGTGATGTGATTGGCCATGTTGGCTCTTGCCTCTGCATCGTCGGACTGCATGCTGTCGAGCTTGTCCCAGACACGCTGGCCGCCTTCCGCTGCATCTGCCTCAAGCGCAGCCAGCTTGTCTGTATTGCGGTTCAACACCGTCCGTACAGAAGCCGACGTGCCCTTCTGCCAAGTAGTAATCTCATCCAGCTTCTGCATGACAGCAGGCAGCCCGTTTGACAGGGGACTGAGGTGCAAACCGACGACGTGTTCAGGTGCAGATCGCTCGTCCAGCCATGCAGACAGGGCACCGGGGACGACAGCCTCTGCTGCTGTGACTTCCTGTGCAGACACCAGACCGAGGGACTCGACCTCTGCATCTTGCTCCATCGAACGCCGCTGCATCTCATCATACAAGCACAGCAGTGCGCTTCCATGGTGTGCAAACCGACGACGACGAACCAAGGCTCCCATTGTATTCAGCCAGTCCCCACCATCTGCATCCCAGACGCTCCAGTTTCTGCTGTTCACCATCCAGACAAGCACAAGGCCGCCCTTCTGAGGCAGATGCTCTACATTGAGCGTCCCTCTTGAGCGGTGCCGCTTGGCATCCCTGATGTCTGGTGTCTGCATTGCTTTCAGCATACGCTTGGCTTCCGCTCTCATCTTGCACCCCCAAGCATTGCCTTCAACTCTGCTTTGATAGCCCTCGCTCTCTCACCACGCCACGTCTGTGCATTCGCAAGGAAGTACAAGACGATTTCCTTTGCACTGTCGTAGCCGTAGTTGTCATCGATCGAGTTCAGATAAGACATGGCCAGCAAGTAAGGCCTTGCTGCATAGTTCGTCTTGACGCCCCACTCGGCCATGATTTCATGTGCAATCGTTGACAGCTTGCGGGTTGTTGGTAATGCTTCTATTTGTTCACTCATTGTATAGCTCCTATGCTAGATGTCGAACCGAAATCCGGCTGACACCGCCTAGTATCACCCCACCGATGGACGTCAAGAAAATAGACAAAAAGCACGGATGAACGCCAGCTTTCGACGATCACCCGTGCTACATGTGCACTATGTATGTGCGTGTGCTTGCTACTGCGTCTGCATAGGAAACTCCAGTGCACGGAAGCGGTGTGCACAGGCCCTGCATTGGTGTGTCCGTGCAACGTAGACTGCATGACCAAAGCCCTCTGCCCATGCCTTGAGGTATGCCTTGCCCTTGCCTATCTGGTAGCTGCCATTGCTTTGCACTACTTCCTTCACTGCGGTCTTGCCCTTACGGCACTTCGGACACTGCATTACTGCTCCCCTGTCGCGTGGCTATCGCGTGGTTTGTTGCGGTAGGTATCAGGTCGTCGCCACTCTGCCTTGCAAGTATAGCACCCGTACTCGTGCAAGAACACTGACTTACTTCGTACTGTTTGGTGCACAGGATGCTTAGTAATGTGGTGGGTATCGTCGCTCCCACATGCAGGGCACACCTCGTAGTTGTCACGATAGTGCTGCATTATCGCGTGGCGATCAGCCATCATGCACCTCCATATCATAGACGTGGAACATCCCGTCTAGTTCTTTCTCAACACATACGTTGTCATGCTTGTACACAGCACAGAAAGCCATCGCTTCCCATTCCCACAGAAACTTAGCTACTGACTTCATCATGCACCTCCTTGGTATGCAGCCAGCAACTTAGCCACGAGCTTCTTCTGTGCACCATGCCCATAGAACATGACGGCAAACTTGCGATCGATCCGGGCACACAGCGGCTTCTTGTTGCCTCCGCAGTTAGAGCAGGTGATGTCATCACTCAACTGTGCAGGACATCCCACCACATCCCTGCCCTTGGGAGTCTTCAGCCTCTTTGCCTTGAGATCCCACGGCACGACGACAGTAGCAGGTACACCGTGGTCCATCGCCTCGTCCACATCTTCCAAGCTGAAGCAGGACTTGTTCATTGCATAGCCGAGGGCCAAGCACTCTCGGAACGTCGCCAGATTCTTCTTCAGCAGGTATGCACAGTACGTCCATGCTGTCTTTCTCTTGGCGGTCATGGCCGTAGCGATAATAACATTCTTCTTGTGGTGCAAGGTAGCAATGCCATCACCCGGTGAGTCGCCTGCCTGCTGCCCTCGCACCATCGTACCCCAAGGCAGCTTGCGAAGGGCTGCAATGTATCCCTTGAAATCCGTGCCCCGCTTTCTCTGGTCAACCCGGTCCCAGTGGAAGCTCAGTGGCTGTTGCTCTGCATAGCAGCCTTGAGAGTACCACCCTTCGACGACTCCATCGTGTACATCCTCCTTGCGCTTGAGGAGGCAACTGTCAGGGCAGGTGTCCCGACTCGTTGTCGTCGTTGCAATAGGGCCGACCTTCTTGTTCCCGGTGACCTTGGTGACATGGTACTGATGTTCTTGTTCATTCTGCATTGCTTTCTCCTACATGGTGTCCGATGGAGAACCCCACCGGTAGACGTCAAGTATTTCGGTCCATCCAGATGCGCCACAAATAAATATTTTTCCCGTCGAAAACCCAGCTTCAACCGAGACAGTTGGACCGGCCAAAATCACCCGGTTCTTGACAGGTTTGTGTGTAATCGGCTAGTCGTTTGGACGCTGACGGAATGGCCCGTCGGCTGAACGAAGGAGATGCGATGTTTACATTGAAGAAGCAGATTCAGGTGACACTTAGCAAAGAGGACGTCTACGAAATCATCGAAGGCCTCTTCCTTGCAGACCCAACGGAGATGCTGGCAGACTTGCTTCATGCAGTCTTTCAGCCCGAGGAGGTTTGTGACGGTGTTAGTGCATGGGCTGCCAAGCTCACGCCAGAAGTGCGGATGCAGTTGGTTGAAAAACTTATCGGTCAGGACAACAAGGACTGGGTGGCCGCAGTCAGAGCAGATGAGAAGAAGAAGATGAATGAAGAGCAGGCGGCGAGAGCCCTTGCAGCAGTGAGTACACTTGAGTTTACATTGAAGAACAGAGGAGGATTGGAATCATGAGCATTAGCATTACGCATTACTTTGAAGATGGGGTTGAGATTGAGGTTGAGCCTGACAAGGACCAACTGATTGAAGAGCTTCGGACGGAGCACGACGTCGATGTCGAGGATGTTGTCTGCGAGTACAGCGGTTTGATCACGCCGACGGACCTTGCAACATGGATGAGTCAGCTTGACCCCGACAGAGAGGAGGAGGCCTTGCTGCTCCACCAGTTCGCTGTTGCACTGGGTACTGCTGCCCCGACAGGCATGGTGCCACAGGCTGAGTACGATGCCTTGCAGGCAAAGCTGGATGAGTTGACGCAATCAGCGGATGCTGCACAGCGTTTGCTTTTCCTTGCGATGGTGAAGAACAGCGAGAACGAGGCTGTGGCCGTGCAGGAGGTGACCAATGGCACTGCATGTTGATTGGCGAAACGTGGAGAACTGGGAAGCCCTTGACCCTGACGAGCAGCAGCGTGTTGCCTTCTTGTTGATGATCATTGGCATCGATGAAATCACAGAGAAGAACTGCCGAGAGGTCTACTACAGGGCACTCATGTACTACATGCTGACCTGCGAGGGACCTGCCGAGGAGGGGTTCGCACTGGCTGATGTCCGTGCATACATCGGAGTCACGACGAATGTCAACCCGCTGACCCCTGCAAAGTGGGACAGGCAGCTTGGCAAGATTGCACGGAACCGAGCCGAGTCTGCATTGCGGCGGATGGAGGTGACACAGCAAGCTTAGTGTCTGGTTAGATTCAAACTTTCAAACGAAAAAGGGGTGCACAAAATGCACGAAATAAACTTTATTGATGGCAAAGCGCAGATGATGTACGTTGGTGAGCATGCATGGCATGGTCTTGGACATCGGCTTGGAGACAATCCGGTGACCTATGAGGAAGTGGTGGCAGCAGTGCCCGCACTGAATACAACGTACAGTAAACGCCCGGTGTATGGCAGCTACGACTACGTTGATGATGAAGGTGCGTCCCGCACTAAGCTCATCGAGGTGCCTAACAGGGCACTGGTGGTGCGTGACTTGGACCAGAAGCCGATTGACGTGGTGGGCAGCAAGTACGAAATCTTGCAGCCCGGTGAGTGCTTTGACTTTGTGGATGTCATGGCTGGTGCCGAGAACTTGGTGTCTTACCACACGGCAGGGGCACTGCGAGGAGGCCGCATTGTGTGGCTTGCAGCAGAGCTTACGTCGTTGACGTTTGCACCTGTGCCGGGTGATGAGGTGCAGTCGTACCTTGTGCTGGTCAATGGCTACGATGGGTCTACCCCGTTGCTTGCTATGGAGACAACGGTGCGTCCTGTCTGTGCAAACACAGTGCGTGCTGGTTTGGCCGAAGCCAAGAAGCGTGGCAAGATCATCTCGATTCGCCACACCAAGAACATGCGAGACAAGGCTGAGGAGGCCCGACGTGTGCTTGGCTTGGCAACGGAGCGTATCGGAACGTACATCGAGTGCATGCAGTACTTGGCCAAGAAGCGCATCAACGCAGCACAGCAGCAGGACATCTTGGATGCACTGTTCCCTGTGCCAGAGGACGAGGGTCGAGGGCGAACGATCGCCATGAACAAGCAGACGGCTGTTCGCAACCTCTCTGTCTCTGGCCTCGGCACTGACATCGTTGGTGTCAAGGGCACTGCGTGGGGGCTGTACAATGCAGTCACAGAGTACACGACACACCACATGGCAGTGCGTACTGGCGTCAAGAAAGAGGCAAAGGACTACGATCTCAAGCGTCGGGAAAGGCTGCTTGATTCCTCGTTGTTCGGCACTGGAGACGCCATCAACCAGAAGACACTGAAGCTGCTGGTGGATGCATAGCAACAAAGGGGGTGCTCACTGTCTGGTGGGTGCCCCTTCTTTTTTGGAGGAAGAATGTCTAAGACGTACAGAAGTTCTGGTCCGAGGGTTTGTATGCACTTGCCCCTTGGGGTGGTCAACAGTTTGAAGCATATTGCTAGTGTAGAAGACCGTAGCGTAGCAGCACAGGCTCGTCGCTTTATCCTTGCAGCGGTCGAGAAGTGGGAGGAAGAAGACGCAGCACAGTACTACGTTCAGCCCGAGGCAGACTGATGCCAATCTATGAGTATAGATGCACAGCATGTGGCTTGCAGTTTGAGGTGCTGGTACGAACGCCAGTGCCTCAAGTTGCATGCCGTGCGTGCAAGAGTGAGCAAGTGAAGAAGCTAGTGAGTGCCGGTGGGTTCATCCTCAAGGGTGGCGGCTGGTATGCAGATGGATATTCAAAAGCAAAGGAAGGTAAGTGATGGGAGCGCATAAGGAGATCATGATAGCAAGGCAGGGAGAGGAAGCGATGAAGGCATATGCCGAGCGGTTTGCTGACGACGCTGAACTAACAGAGGCAAGAGAGAAGCAAGGCTCTTGGCAGACAACGTGGTGGTGCGAGACGTGTGGTTCTTCTGCCGTGCTGGTAGCACACTGGATAGAGCCTACGACGAGGAAGATCCTTGACCCCGTTGAGGCTGACGTGTGCCTCATGCTATACGATCGGCTTAGGGGCTGGTGCGACACCTGCAATGACGAGGCCCAAGTAGAGCCCACGCATTGGTGGAAGAAGAACGAGGCCACTGATGCCTCGTAAGGTGAAGAAGTGCCCTGACTGCTTAGACAAGGGCTACCTGTCGGTGCTTGGCATCAGGCGGGCAGATCCCCGGCAGCTTATGCCTTGCACATGCAGGCATGGCCGTCGCTTCGATAGAATGTGGCGGAAAGAATCACCACCAACCAAGCCCTAGTCCTGCCATGTATATGCCCAAAGGTACGGATATAACTACATAGCTTAGGAGATAGAGCCATACGAATATGACAGCAGTGCGCTGAGGTTTCATGCTCTGGAATCTAACACAAAAACAAAGGAACTACGAATGAGAAGAAAACGTACCATCGTGCATGTGAATCAACATGTTATCAAATCGAATAGGAAGCATGGCAAGAACGATCCATGCCTGACGGTCAAGACTTACAAGAGCAATGTGTATGCTCATGAGGTCGAGATCAAGGGACCCAGCAAAGTTATCTACAGACCAGACAAGCCCTTGTCTTGCGGTGCTCATGTCTGGATTGAGACGTATGCCAAGGTGGAAATTGTCCCACAGGAGAAGACAGATGCAGTGCAAGAAGTGCGGACACCGCCAGTACAAGAGCGTGGCCATGGTGAACACGAGTCAGGGGTGCAGCGAATCGATGCAGTACCTGATGAACTGGAGTGTAAGGTCGGGTGTCCTCGATGATCACCCTCAATGCATTATACGAAGGAAGGCGTGCCTTAGGTGTGGCACTATTATCCGCACCATGGAAGTCACCATTGCACAGGAACAACGCCGACATAAGCCGAAGTGGAGGCACAAGAAGGTGGCCACCACAGTGGACAGGAAAACGGTTAAGACTATTCCATGATGATACGAGTCGAGCTAGACGAGCCCCCGGATTGGGACCAGCAGCTTTTGTATGTGAGCATCGGTGAGATGTTCAGTGTAGGTATAGAGTTCAACGCCACTGAAGTGGTATTCAGTGGAAGCCCTCGGGATGTTGTCTCGTGCCTTGCCTTCTACTTGATGCCCATAGACATAGAAGAGGTATGAATGCAACGAAGGATGACACCGCCGCCCCATCCGATGGGCTGGCAGGCAGTGCTGGCTGGTGTACCCGGCGCAGGTAGAGGGCAACTACCCGCCAATGCTCTCCCACTGCTAGGCACCTCGTTACAAAACCAGAACGTGGCTGACCCATGGGACGTCCCTGCTATCCGAGCACGGATTAAGCCGTGGGTACTGGACGGTTTCCTGATGCCCTACCAGAGAGAGGGGTGGCAGTGGGCTCACGCGCGCGAGGGGTCATGTGCATGGTGGGCCTGCGGTTCAGGCAAGACACTGCTTGCACTCTTGTGGTTGGTGAGCGGGTCCCAAGCGGAGAAGAAGATCGTGGTCACGAGGGCTCCGACGAAGAGGCAGTGGCAGCGGGAAGCGGCGCAGTACACAGACCTTCGCATCCATGTCTTAGAGGGCAAGAGCGTGGCTATGATCCCAGAGGATACGGAGTGCGTGGTTCTATCTTGGGAGACGCTCACTGCGTGGCTACCAGAGCTACGTCGCTGGGCAGGTAGTAACAGTGCGCTTGTCTTAGACGAACTACACAAGGGCAAGGCGTGGAAGCGGAAGGACAAACACATAGATGCCAACGGCAAGGTAGCGTACCGCTGGGCGAGCAACCGAGCAGCCGCCGCAGCCAAGCTCTCTGCCCACTGTAGACGCAGGCTAGGGCTGACGGCTACGCCTATCCGTGACCGCATCTCGGACCTCTGGGCACAGCTTGACTTGATTGAGCCCGGTTGCTGGGGGTCTAACTGGGATTGGATCCACCGCTACTGTGATGCCAAGAAGGGAGAGTACGGAGGCATCGACACCAGCGGTACTTCTAATGTAGATGAACTGAAGGCACGGCTCCGTACTGTTACGCATGTAGTTAGCTACGGGGAGATGAGTAAGCACCTCCCGGCAAAGCGGAGACAGCTAGTGTACTTGACCCGTCAAGATCAGTCACGTCCCTCTGCCTTCAAGCAGGACATGAAGGCGGCAGCGAAGAAGGGGAAGGCCGCCATGTTTGAGATGCAGTTGATGGAGGCAGCTTCCCGTAAGCGGAAGTGGATTGCGGAGACAGTGCTCGATGCCGTCGAGGCGGGCCAGAAGGTGGTCGTATTTACAGGACGCAGGAAGGACTGCGTGGCCCTGACGAAGGCGATCGAGACGAAGATCAAGAAATGTCAGGTTCCTCTCTGGTCGGGCCATGGTGGCGACTCTATGAAACATCGGGAGCAGATGGTAGCCGAGTACGCAGCGCACGATTCAGCGGGAGTTTTCGTAGGGACAACCGATGCTTTCGGTGAGGCCATCGATGGGCTCCAGCATACCGACCTCGCCATGTTCGCCTTGTTGCCATGGACGCCGGGTATGGTTACGCAGGCGGAAGGGAGATTCAGTAGACACGGCAGCACACGTCGTGTGTTGATCTCCTATGTAGTAGCCGAAGGAACAGTAGACGAACACATTGCTGACCTGTTGTTAGAGAAGCTAGAAGCAGTAGAAGAAACACTTAATGATTCAGAGGCAGGAGGAGTAGCCCGGACTCTGGCGGGCGACGAAGACGAAGAAGCTATTATCGATTCAATCTTTAGTTTAATGGAGAACACCCATGGGTGACCCCCGACTTACAGAATTCAGACTGACCCTCCTCAGACTCATCACCGAAGAATTTGAGGACCTACCTACCAAACAACTTAGCCTAGAAACCTTGGCCGCAGGTGCAATCTCTTCGTACATGGCAGGGCGTGAACTTGAGGACATCAAGGCCATCGTGGAAGAAGCGTACACAGATACGCACCAACAGATGCTTCACCTCAAGGCAGGGCACTACAATTCGGAGACGCCCGAAGCATGAGCAAGAAGCTGATCGATCCGGGCCCGTCTCGTAAGGGATGGCACCGGCTACAGAAGGCACTCCGCTGCCCAAGGATGTATGCGTTAGCGTATAGGTCCAAGGATGGCAGGGGTGAGCGTGTGCCCTCCGAGCCTCTCATCAAGGGATCTCTGTTCCATGTGGCGGCAGCGCACCACTACGCGCAGATCCAAGAGAAGCAGGAAGGCAAGACAGAGACAGAGTACTATGACCCGATTGAGTCTGTGGCTGTGCTGGCGTCACGTCAGCCAGTGAAGCATGTACCCGAGTGGGAGAAGTATGTGGCTGGCGTGCAGCGGGTGTACTTAGACTACAAGGTACGTTGGGCCAGTAAGCAGTGGCGCGTCCTTGCGATCGAGAAGGAAGTACAGGCCACCATCTTCGACGAGGAGAGGAACGAGTCTTACTTCTATACCCAGAGAGTAGATGCAATCTGGGAGCACCCTGTAACTAAGCAGGTGTGGTTCGTTGACCACAAGACCGCAGGCAGAGTTACGCAGAAGACCGTAGGTCAGTACTCGATGGCAGGCCAGATGCTGGGCTACAGCATGTTTGGTCGCCAGATGTTTGGGGACAAGTATGGTGGAGTTCTACTGAACTTCATCGAGTGGCCGCGAGGGGGAAGCTCTCCCCGGTTTGAGAGGAAGAGGCTGGACCCCGCACCCTTTGCAGTGTCGAGGTTCAAGAAGACAATCATTCAAGCAGAAAGGACTATACGAGATCACGAGAAGTTGGAAGCAGTTGAGTGGCCCGGGGCACATAACACCACAGCGTGTTGGCCTTACGGACCATGTGAATTCTACGAAACATGTCAGTATGGAGTGAAACCATGAAAACTAAGAAGCTAAACGGGATCTTCTATGGTCCCCCCAAGGTCGGCAAGACACTCGCCATGGTGCGTGCAGTCCCCGATGCCTTGTTCATTGCGCCCCGAGGATCGCTCTTGTGTGCAAGCTGGTTGGGTTGGGAGCCCAAGGTGATCGAGGTCAACGAACAGATTGGTATCGCGCAGATTACCAAGATGATTGAGAAGGCAGCGGGCAAGTACCCGGCGATTGTGATTGATGACCTGTCTTTGATTGCTGATGCCGAGGTGATCCGCCTGAAGAAGGCCAACCCCAACGGGTTCCGTGCGTTCGATATGTTCAATCAGTTGATGTTCAAGCTGCGTGATGTCTCCCGACAGGCCGAGTGCCACGTCTTCTGGACGATGCATGAGCAGGCACCGAAGGAGGTAGGCCAAGAGAACCAACGTCGCTGGGTCAAGGGCTGTCCCATGGTCCCGGGCTGGGTGCTCCCTGCTACGTTGCCTGCTATGGCTGACGTAGTGGCTAGGGTAGTGCACGACACATCCATCCCCGGTGCATGGCCTTACGTTTATCAGGTAGGTCCAGACGAGAACTACATCTCAGGTGACCGCCTCTCAGTCATGCCTTCGCGCTTTCCTCTCAATCTTAGAGAGGCCATGTTAGCCGCTGGCTATGCGGTTCCGCGTCCCGAGCCATTACTTTTTTTGGACGAACACGTTGACGCTTTGTGCGAGATGTTGTTACCAGAGATGGCCCGGAAGAAACCGGATGTGAAAAGCATCCTCCGGGAGAACCTACCAGAACTACAGAAGAACATTGAGGAACCCCGCCACATCAGGTGGGCTATTGCCGACGCGCTCGACAGGGCGTATTTGCAACACAACAACAACAACATGCTGGATGGTTTCATCCAGTCTTTATGAGTGAGGAAGAAGAGAATGTCTTTGAATTTTGATTTTAGTGATGTCAGTTTTCACCAGCCCCCTTCGCAGGGTGGTGTGTTCAACGTCGAGGTGAAGGAGGTGACTGGATACACCAGCAACTCTGGCAACCCACGCATCAGCGTTGTCGGCGTGGTCACCGAGGGTCCCGAGAAGGGCCGCACGATCAAGGACGGTATCAACTGTCCCCAGTCCTCGGATGATAACGTCAAGCGTGTGTGGATGCGCTTCTTTGTCTGCCTTGGTTTGGACCCGGAGGAGGTTGCACAGACCTTCCAGTTGAAGGGGAAGAACATCGGTGTGGACAAGATCGCAGACGCGGTGCGCGAAGCCGTCATTGGACGCAGCGGACACTGTGAGTACAACCCGCCTGTTGAGGAAGGTGGCTGGCCTACGCGGAAGTGGCTGACCAACGGACAGGCCCGGGCGAAGGCTACGCTTGCTGCTGACGTGGCGGCTATTGGTGACACCGAGGTCGATCCTCTCGATGCTATGATCAACGTCTAGCATACGTCCCAAAGGGGACGTTCCAATCTCTCTCGGGGGTTTACTCATTGTCCCCCTCGTAGAGTAGGCTCACTCCTAGAGCCGTGGAACGTCCCCTTTCTTGGGAGAGGGAGACACGATGAAGGTGTGCGACTACGCTCGTTGTGACGAGTGCCCGCTGAAGAAGCACTGGGAATCCGAGGGTAGCTGGGAACCCGTTAGTGCGGAAGTGAATACGAAGGGGCTGCTGGTCTTAGGAGACGCGCCCTCTAAGCTGGACACGGAACTCCAGCGTCCGTTCTCCGACATGCACGGGGCCACGGTACTGGACGAACTGAAGAGGTTTGTTCCGCAATCCCCTAGAAAAGCTGTGTCGTGGGGTAACGTCATCGGGTGCCGCTGGCCCAAGGATGACCCGGCTACCTACCACACGAAGCTCCGAGGTATCAACCGTCGCCGTGCTGCGGCGGGCAAGACCCCGTACATCACGCCTGTCGAGGCATGTGCCCCGTACCGGGAGCGTCTACTGGACATGCACGAGACTGTGCTCTCCTTGGGGAGCATCGCCACTAAGGCTGTGCTGGGGGGGAACCCGTCACTATTGGCAGTCAGAGGAGGCCCCACCTATGCAGGCCCGACTAAGGTGATGCCTACCTACCACCCACGGGCCTTCCAGAAGGAGCCGAAGCTCGTCCCTGTCTTCCGTAGGGACTTGGCCAAAGGACTCAGGCACCACAAGGACAGGCTCCGCTGGGTAGATCCCGTCGTCCACTACAGCCCAAGTGTAGAGTTTGTCCGGCAGTTCTTCCAGAGAGCGAAGGCCGAGGGCTGGATGCTCACCTACGATGTGGAGACAGACAGTGTTGACTGCCTGACCTGCGAGCTAAGGTGCGTTGGAATCGGTACGGATAAGGAAGTTCTAATCTTGGGTTTCCTTAGTATCGATGGCACCTCACGTTTCTATTCGTCAGAGGAGGAGGAGCAGATTAAACGCCTGCTCCGTGAGGTGCTCTGTGACTCTTCAACATTGGTATGTGGCCATAACGCTGGCTACTTTGATCGCATTGTTGTAGAGCAGCACCTCGGTGTCACCCCCACTCCTTTGCTGGACACTGTGCTCTTGCACAAGCTGGCGGCGTCCGAGTACCCACACAGGCTGGGCTTTGTGTCCTCATACTTCTTGGACACCCCGGCATGGAAGGCAGACCACACGGCGGTGATGGCAAAGACAGACCGGGAGCTTCACGAGTACTGCGCGGTGGACGTCGCCGCCACAGCACGGATCGTCCCTCCTATCAGGGACGTCGCCAAGAGCCGTAGCCAACTCCACCTGTACAAGCATGATGCAAAGCTCCAGAGCATCTGCGCTGGGATGCGCCGTCTTGGGATCCGCATCGACGAGGGCAGGAGGTTTGCCCATGAGCAGCGGTTGATTAAGGATGCGGCCCGGTGGCTCAACGTCATCCACGAGTACGTCCCGGGCATGAACCCAAGGTCCAACCGGCAGGTGCAAGACCTGTTCTTCAACCAGTGGCACCTACCTATCCAGAAGTACACGGCCACCGGAGAGGAGAGCGTAGACTCGTCGGTGCTTCGTGGATTGGTCGGGAACCCCTTGGTTGACGAACAACAGCGTAACTTCGTTAATGCTCTGCGTTTCTACCGACGCGCCGAAAAGCAGCTTTCTACCTACGTTTACAAGCTTGCCCCAAATGGCGAGTTAGTGCGCGACGGCTATGTCTACCCCGACTTCCTTGCTCATGGGACGGTGACAGGCAGGCTCTCATCGAAGTCTCCAAACTTCCAGAACATTCCCTACGGCTTGCGGGACTGCTTCATCCCTCCCAAGGGGTGCGTGTTCGTCGGGGCAGACTACGATCAGTTGGAGTTGAGGTTCTGTGCAGGACTCGCGGGCGCAGACCACTACCTAGATGCGTTCACAAAGCAGTTGATCGATCCCCACAACCTGACCGCCGACCTGATGTTTGGGGAGAAGTTCTGGTCAGCACCCGGAGCCCCGGACAGCAGGATGGGCAAGGGTAGAGATCAATTCAAGCAGCTACGCAACCTAGCTAAGACGATCTGCTTTGCCTCCCTCTACGGGGCGAGTGCCCCCAAGGTGCACGAGATCATCGGACGGGCCGAGGACAACGAGGGCAACCTCCTGTACGCTCACTACAACCTGAGGCAGATCCGCGCCCTACACAAGCGATGGAAGCAGAAGGCCCCGGAGTTCAAGCTATGGTGGGACCGGACCCTCAAGCAGTGCAGAGCCGACGGGTACATCGAAGAGGTTGTGTTGGGACGTAGACGCTACTTCCACAAGGAAGACTACAACGCTATCTTGAACTTCCCCGTCCAAGCAGGTGGCTTCAACGTAGTGGCCCTCTCTATGATTGAGTTGGTGGAGAAGCACATCCCATTCGACTTCGGACAGAAGACAGGCATGGTGAACCAGTTACACGATGCTGTACTGTTCAGCGTGCCCGAGTCAGAAGCCGAGTATTTTCAAGAAGTGGTGAGCCAGACCATGACCCGTGTCGTGGAGGGGTTGCCCGTTACATTCACAGCTAGTGCCGAAATCGGCCAGAATTGGAAGGAGGTCTGATGATCACGAAGGTTACATCAAATGTTAAGGGAAGAGGAACTCAAGCATTCCACAGTAAGTACGTTCTACTTCACGGAGGCAACGGCAGTGGGAAGAGCAGCCTTGTCCATGCGTTGGAACTAAGCTGCTTCAAGTGCGTACATGACGCCGCTGGGAAGGACATCAAGGTGAAGAGGCACCTGAACTATCTGTCTCCTGTGGGTGTGGATGGCGTGGAGGCATCGGTGCTGTTGGACACAGGTGACCGTCTCTCGTTGACGGATAAGAACCAGACCTTTTACCCTGCTGTCAACATTGCACAGCAAGCCATGGCAGGGGGGACCAACAGCCTGTGCCGCTTCCTACTGAAGTACTGGGACAACGACATGGAACTTCCCCTGTCCCTACCGGAGTGGTCCACATATGTGGAGTCCTATGGCTCCCCCCGGCGGGCTCTCCTTCATGTCGAAGACGTGACACAGAAGTCTCTGCGTGGATGCCGGGAGGCGAAGAAGGAACTGGAGATCGTCCGTAGGTACGTCGCCGGTTTCTCTGACTACGACGGCATGAAGAAGATGCAGGATGACCTAGAGACACAGCACAAGAAGACACAGGGCGAGCTTCAAAAGCAGATGCGTAGGTTCGTCATGTCGAACTCCGCTGCCATCGAAGGGGCCATGCGGAGGTACATCCCTGACTCGATGCCTGATGCGTGGTTCGCGTTCGACGGCAAGGACATCCGGCTAGGGTTCGTGGGTCGGCCCGTGCCCTCTGGTGCAGAGTCGGTCATCCTCGCTGTGGCCCTTGCGGCTGTGACGCTGCCTCTGGACAAAAGCGTCTACGTCTTTCCTGATCGCGCATACGACAGCAAGACGTTAGGTGCTATGATGAGAGTAGCTTCGATCCTCCCCGCAGCCGGGGTCTACATTCAGAGTACGGTCCTCCCCGAGGGCTACGATGCGGAGGCACTGGGATGGCAGATCGTGACCTTGACCTGACCGAGAGGCTTTGTGCCGCACTAGAGGCATGGACGGAGCATCACTACGGGGGTAAGGCCGACCTGCCCTCTGACGTGAAAGGTGCTCCGTCCTCACTCATGGGCACAGGGACACATCAAGTTGACTGCTCTACCTTCACATGGAGTGTACTTACACAAGTATTCCCGGACGCACCGTGGTCAGTCGATTACTATAAGAGGTGGCAGATGTGGAACCGCAAGGACATGTGGGGCCCCATCAAGGTCGCGGAGGAACTGGGCATTGGCAAGGACGAACACGGTAGTGGGTGGTATCTGTATCAAGTGTGGAAGGGCCAGTGGCAAGGGGGACACTCTTTCCTTGGTTTCTCCTGTGGAGGTCGATTGCTTGTGCTGGAAGCGACGAGCAGTCGCAGAGATGGAGTCACGCACGACGGCGTTGTCTGGCGAGGCATCGGACCCGCCAGCCCTAGACTCCCGGAGATGCCCGAGTACAGTGAACACGAAGCCACACGAGGGCTAGTGTTCTCTAAGATAAAGCTAGGCTAGGCAGTGTTGTTGAGGAGGAACGTAACGCTGATCGCCGTAGACGGGGCCGTCTGACTCGTGCCGTTCGCCGCAGTGGAGGTCGCCCAGTAGGTGATGTAGTCTTGGTCCAAGCCTGTCCCAAAAGCAAAGTATTGCTTGGTGCTTGCAGGCACGCTCATAATCGTATCGGGGGACGTGCTCGCAGGAGTAGCCGAGGCGGCACGAACCATCTTCAGGTAAGTCGTGGAGCTATTCGCGGTGTTGTCAATCTCCACATAATACAAAGTAACGGCACCACTAGATGCAGAGGCGTTTGCGACAGCAGTGTTCGTGACCGCCGTATCGACAAGCTCGATGGCAGCGAGTGGAGCAAGAACTGGAAAGGATGTAGCAGCCATTTTTGCCTCAGGAAGTAATGATACGCATCTTGTTTGCAGTACCCGGGAACGCAGGACAGAGGGTTCCGTTGACTGTAGTTACTGTATAGCTGAGGCCGGTCGAGAAAGAGAGGCCTGTTGGCCACGAAAATACCTCACGGGTATCCCCTTCGATTCGGAAGATGTGCGACGGTGCGGTCGTCCCGTAGACTGGATCAACCGAATCATACAGCTTCAACCACACTTCAGAACTGTCGTCGTTAAAAATGAAGATCGTGTAAACAGAACAGCCTCCACCTGCGACGTTATCCTGTGCCTCTGCATCGGTATCGTTGAAGATCCGATAGGTGACGCCTGTCTTCTGGTTGTTGCCTGTAGCCGCCATTGCTTACCCCATGATCTCGTCTAGATAAGCACTAACCTCTTCCAACAACAACGCAATGATCTCGTCCCGCTCGTCGTCACTGATCTTCTTGTCATCTGACAGAGCTTCGGTGATCGCCCGACCAACGCGAAGGATGCGCGAAGCGAGAGCGAAGATGTTGAACTTGCCTTTCTTTGCCATACTAATCTCCAATAAGCTGTTTCCAGCCGGTGTCAAACGCAATGTGTTCTGCGGGATCTTCCCCTTCGATAACACGTCCATCCCAAACAAGCGAGCCGTCATAGATAGGAAGTACCTGCATATGCACCTGCTCACTCTTCTCATCGAACGTAGCCACTCCGCAGCCTTGCTGCCAGTCAGGGTTTAAGGACACCCCGGGTACTGTTCCGTCAACACGGCAAAGACATCCCGGGCTCATAGCTGTAATCACATTACGCCCGAAGGGGCCATGGAACGTCTTCTGCATTAGCTCGACCTTGTGGACATGGCCATAGACCTCTGACCAACGCGCCGTCTTAGCGATAGCCGCTGCGGTAGCCCCGCCGCCTGACCTGACCTTGGTGCCGTGCGTGATGCGAACCCTGTCCCAGAGCCACCAGTCCTCCCCGTAGGGTCCGATGTAATCTATGTGTAGGTCGTCCAGCCTGAGCAGGTTGTGGACACTAAGTGCCGGGTTGTCTTGGAAAGCCTTAGCTAGGTAGGTAGCTTCCGGTAGCCTCTCAACCATAGCCTTGTGCATCCGCTCCTCGTGATTGCCTGCCATGTAGACGATCTCGGCCCCCGGAGCACAGGACCGGATGTCGGCAAGCCACCAGTGTAGCTCGTCAATCACGGGCTGCGTTGTCTGCCTGTACTCTGGCTTGCGAGGGAAGCGGGTACTCCACGGGGCGAGGTCCATCATGTCACCTAAGAGGATTACATAGTGGGGCTTTACTTCGCGGATTAGCTTAACGACTGCATCCATAGCTTTACGGTCGTGCATAGGTTCAAGGTACTGATACCTCTTGGCCCAACGAAACCCCATCTGCAAATCAGGGACTATGATTGCATGTTTCAGTTGTGACTTACGAGCGGGGTGGTCGATGCGGCTGAACCTCTGCGCGGGCTCCGCTGCCCTGTACGCTGCCTCGATGCGCCTCTCAAGAGTTGCCTTGACTTGGTACAGGGTGATCTTCTGCAACTGTTCCCGTATCTTTGTGGCCTGCTCCCAACTGTTCGCCTTCCAGTTAGTGACGCGCCACTCTTTGGCGTCCACCTCCGCAGCATCAAGCAACTGCTGAAGGGTCTGAATGGACTGCCCCTTCGATGCTAACTTTCTATCCATCGGCGTGTCCGAGGTGTCGTCTATACGATTGAGGGACTTCACCCTGCCCGTGTGCTCACCCTTCGACAGGTTCAACTGTTCCATGATCTTCCGGGCCGCGTGCTGGCTGACGCGCTCGCCTGACCACTCCGTAAGCATACGCGCTATCCTGCGCCGACCCGGTATGTGTTCAGCGAGATCACATGCTTCCTTCAACCTAGACCCGTACTTCTCGGCTAACTCTTTATAGCTGGCCATTCAGATCCCAAGTGAGGGTTTAGGCTACAGGCTCAATCTCAAAGCGCACCTTGCAGAAGATGGCGTTTGCGGTCATGTCCGCCCCGCCGATCCATGTAAA